ATAATAAATCTGATACTAATATTTCAATTAAATCCGAATTTGATGATTGTGGAGTTACTTTTGAAAAAGAAATATTAGGTACAGAAATTAATTTAATTTGGACAACAACAAGTACTGGAAATGCAGCAATATTTAATTATATGGTTGAAAGAATAATGGTTTAAAATAAATAAAAAAATTAAAAACATAGATTATGTCAAGATTAAAAGAACCCAATTTTAATGTAAAAACTAATAATTCTGAAGGAATATCATTAAATGCATTAAATGCTGGTAATATATCAATAAGTGCAACAACTGGTACTATTACATTAAATGCTGTAAGTGGAGCTTCTTATGGTGATAATTACCGTGATAATTTCACTAATTATTCATTAGTTGATAAGGGATGGGTTACAAGTCAAATAAGTGGAGAAACTAGTAATTATGTACCATATACTGGTGCAACTACTGATGTGGATTTAGGTAGTCATGATTTAACTAGTACTGGAAACATAACAGGAGAACAACTAAAACAATCTTCTATATGGCATGCTTATGGTGGATTCCAAGATGAAACAGAAACTCTTTCAATCGGTGTAGCTAGTTGGACATTTATAACTAATTCTGGAAACACTTTATGGACTGGAATAGAAGCAAGTGGTATTAGTATAGTTGATGATGAGTTAATTCTTACTAATGCAGCAGATTATTCAGGAGTTTTATCTATTACATTTGAAGGTGGAAACGGTAAAGACTATTTATTTAGAATTTATAATGTAACCCAAGCAACACAATCTGGTTATAAAATAGGAGCTACGGGGCAAGGTAGTGGTAATTATACTAATGTTACTGTACCATTATATTTAGAAGCAAATGCTGGAGATGCATTTCAAATCCAAGTTTATATTGCTGATGGAACTGATGCTACTTTTCTTAATGCTATTTTTAATCTTGCATATATTCATAGTTAATAAAGGAAAAATAATAGTTTTTATATTAAACAGAAATTATGAGTGAAATTTTTGAAGTAATCTTTGGGACATATACTTGGGTTCAACTATTTGGATTTGCATGGTTTATTATGATAGGATATATTATTTATGGTTTAAATGAAACAAGTTCAAGAGATAAATTAGGAACTAAAACCCCTAAGAAATGGAAGTGGAGATTCTGGTTGAAAGATAATTGGCGTAGATATTTAGCGACAATATTATCAACATATGTTTTATTTAGATTCTATATTGAATTTGTTGGACACGAATTTACTTATTTCGAAGCCTTGATGATGGGTCTTATTGGTGATGGTATTGGAGCAACAGCCAAGAATAAAATCAAGACAGTTCAAGCCAATAGAAAAAAAATAATGGAAGCTGAAAGAATAATTTCGGGTGAAAATGCTGACGAAGAAATAGGATAATGGATTACTCAACATTCAATATTAATAATTTTTTTATTAAAAAAGACAGTACACTGCCAGTTTTAAAATATCCTTTGACTCAATTCACAATGGAGCAATATGATATTACTGAGGATATGCTTGAAAACTGTGCTGTAACATTCTCTATGATAGAAGCTGATACTGGTAATTATCGTATTGCCAATGTTGCTGGGAATCTTGTTGTTAATAATAACAGACCTGAATATCCTGATGAACTACAATATACATTGACTTATAAGTTCAAATTATCACAAACAGCTAAGACTGGAAGATATTATGGTGAGTTTGTTGTCGATTTTTTAAATACGGAATATGGGTGTGGTAAAATTACATTACCTACCCAAAATCAAATAAATATTCAAATTTCTGATAGTATTACAAAAACTAGTGTTATTTAACTGGTTGTTCCAACCATTCCCATCTTAATCTTTTAACAATTTGATATGTGAATGAATTCTTTTTATTATATTTTGTTTGTAATTGTGATAACGTCATACCATTATTATAGTCATTTCGTATAGCAATAACTTCATTTTTATTAGTAATTGCCATACCATTTTTTTCACCCTGATTTGTACCCTTCATTAATTCCGACTGTTTTTTCTTCATTTCTGTCGTTTTAATGCTACCTAATGCATTTTTATTTCCCATATGAACTATACTTAATTTCTTTTTAGTTTCTTCGGTGACTGGCGGTTTTTTCTTTGCACTTTCACTCATTTTTTTTCTCGTGCTTACTGATGGTTGCCACCCTAAATTAGTTCCAGCTTGGGGTGCAATATTATATCCAATGTTTTTATCACAGGCGTTATAGTAATCAATATAATATTGTTCTCTTTCAATCAATTTATCTAATTCAACATATTCAATGACCGAAAATTTAAAATTATTTTCACCATATTTATTCCATGCACTATTCAAATGTTTATTACAATGCTTTTTATTATTTAGTGTAAATTTATGTTTTACCCATCGTTCATTAATATTTTTAGAACTACCAACATATAGTTTTTCATTAATACAATTTTTAATTATATAAACACCTGATTTCATAATTAACTACTTTTAAGATAAATACTTGAATAATTCATTTGTTGTTCATTGTGAAAGATTTTTTGAATAAACATTGAATTATTATAAATTATTGATTAACTTTGTGAATTAAATAGAAATATGGAATTAAGCAAGATGCCGTTTATCGTTAACTGTGAGAGGATTAGGAGAACTGAATGGTATTACCTCAGATATCCCATTAATGACCAACTTCAACAACGTATTAAAAACTTACCAGATGATACTCGTAAATGGAATGCTGGTATGTTATGTTGGGAGGTAAAAACGATATCCGTATTTGCGTTAATTAAAAGATATAAGGGTTCAAAGAAGATTCATTTTGATTTCGGTAATGATGAAAGTCGTAAGATTTTCATCAATCAAGTTAAAAAACTAGAAATAAAAGAACTTGAAAAACGTAAGTTTATTGCTAAACTCAATGTAAAGAAAGAACATTGGGTTAAATATAAACAAGAACTGGAAGAGACTTATGTAGAATATAGTGAAAAATTACATGCGTTTTTAAAAGAGGGGACTAAACTTTATCCACACCAGATAGTAGCTGCACTATTCATGTCCACAGTGAAAAATACGCTTCTCGCACTAGATATGGGTACTGGTAAAAGTTTGTCGGCTATTGCTGCATGTGAGATGAACGGTTTTGAAAGGGTTATAGTAATAACACCCAAAAGTCTTATGTTTAATTATCGTAATGAAATAAAAAAATTTTCGAACAGTAGTGTGTATATTGTTAATTGGAAAAAAAATGATTGTGGTATTGAAAATGCTCGTTATATAATCATAAATTACGATTTTTTTAATTCAAGTAATAAGGATTATGCCAATAAAAAATGGAGAGATTTAAATATAAATGTCATTGACGCACTAATCTTAGACGAATGTCAAAAAATTAAGAATAGTAAAACCAATATTTTTAAAAACTATAAAAGAATTTTTAATGACAATATTTTTAGAAACAATAATAGGTTTTCTGCATACCTATCTGGTACTCCAATAGTTAATAGAGCAAAAGAACTCTATAATGTCTTACATGAAATAAGTCCATTAGAATTTACAACAAAAAAATATTTCTATTCATATTATTTGGGAATGTTTCGTGACATTAATGGGGGATATGGTTGGACAGTTGATGAAGCAAACACTAAATTTGAAGAGTTGTTTCATAAGATATCACCATTTGTTTATAGGAAAAAAATTGAAGATGTAATAGATTCTCTTCCAGACAAAACATATCAAAAAATAATGTTAGAGTTGGATGATTCTGAACAAAAAACATATGATGAGATTGAATTGGGTGTGTATAATGAATTTACTAAAGCAGAGGAAAAAAATGCACTTACTGTAATGCTAAGATTAAGACAATATACATCACATAGTAAAATAAATTATATATATGAATTAATTGATAATATTTTAGAGTGTGGCGAAAAGGTTGTTATTTTTGATGTTTTTAAAGATACTTTAAAAACTATACATAACAAATATCCTAATATTTCAGTATTACATACTGGTGATGAGAAAATTGAGGATAGAAATAATGCGATTAACTCTTTCCAAGATAATAATAGTGACATTAAAATATTTCTTTCCACTTTTTCATCAGGTAATTTTGGAATTACATTAACTGCTGCATCTAAAATGTTTTTACTTACGCTACCATATTCGTTAGGTGAATATTCACAAGCTGCTGCAAGAATTTTCAGAATAGGACAAAAAAATAATGTGGTTATTTATCCTATTATCATTACCAATACTATTGATGCTTATGTTTATAATTTAATTGAATCGAAACAATCTGAAGTCTCAAAGGTTATTGATAACGAAGAGTATTCTTCAAATGCTGAAGAATCTGTGTTTGGGGATGTAATTAAGAAAATTAAGGAAAAGTACGAAAATAATAATCTTTTTTAAAATTATCATGTATTTATATGTAATAACAAAGCACTAACAAAATGAAAAGAGAAAAAGTATTAATCGGGACGTTAACTATTAGAATTTCCAAATTGTTAAATGAAAAATATAAACAATATTGTGATGAGAACGGTTTATCATTGTCAAAAAGATTAAGATTTTTAATTAAAAAGGATATTGAAGGTAAGATTGATATTAAGAAATAATACTTGAAAATTAATATAAATATGAATGATTTTAGATGAATTTGTTGAAATAAAATGGCATGCATCAAATAAAAAATATTTAGTTGATTTGGGTTATACCTATACTGGGATTGGTACAATAGTGTTAATAAAGGTATGTGATTTAAAATTAGGTAGTCATTGTAAATTACATGTAAAATGTGATGTCTGTGGTAATGAAAAGGTTCTTATGTATAGAGTGTATAACAAGAACATAAAGAGTGGTGGATATTATGGTTATATTGAAGAATATAATATTTGTATAGAATGGGACGAAAAATATCATAGAAAAACTAAACATAAAAAGAGTGATATGATACGTGAAAAATATCTAACTGAGATTCATAATTGTCATATAATTAGAATTAATGAACTAGATTTTCTAAAAGACGTTGATAATCAAATCATTGAAACTGTTAAAATTTTAACTGAGGTAATAGAAAAAATTAAGGAGAAACAGGTGATGTTAATCATCAAATGAATAATATAGTTAATTCAATAAATAATATTATAGAAAAACATATGGAAATTTAAATAAAACTGAAATGTTAGACCCTAAAGTAAAAAAACAGATGAATAAACATGAAGTCCTTGGTGAAATTAAAGGATTTCTTGAAGGTTATAATAGTGAGATTAAATATCTGGTTAATGTTGAGACCGACCCAAGAACGGATATTGCTGAATGTGTAATTCATGAACCAAATCAAAAACCAAAAATTGAGAAGATAAGATATCAACCTTTCAGATACATGAAAGATTTATCTAAATTTGGTAGAGAATTATATGTTGGTAGAGATGAGTCTTATATTGAAAGTAAGAAAATTAAGTATGGTATTAAGATTACTGAATTAAAAACTGGTAATCAAAAAAGATTGGTTGATGGTTATTGTTATAAAATAACCAGTCATAGGTCAAGTAATGATATTACTGAATTTTTAAGAGATGGTGGACTTGACCCATTTGAAAAACTTTTTGATGAAGAAGGTAAACTTGTCAGGGACGAGAAAAATAGAATTGTTTACAAAAATCGTGATTTCTTTTATTCACCAAGACTAGAGGAACAATTTTTTATTTCTACACAATCAAGGCTTTATAAGGGTTATGAACAATATAAGGAAGTTCATCGTTTAACATACGATATTGAAACAACTGGTTTACGTTATCAGATTGCCAGAATGTTTGCGATTGGTGTTAGGGATAATAGGGGTTATGAAACAATATTAGAGGTTGATAAACGTGATGATAATGAATCTGAAATTAGATTAATTCAAGATTTTTTTAATTTAGTTGACCACATTAGACCTGCTGTTATTTTAGGACATAACTCAGAAGATTTTGATATGGAATTTATTCTTGGAAGAGCGAAAATGCTTGGAATGGATATAACTAAAGTTCCTACAAGTCTTAAAGAAGGATTTAATCTTAGTAGAAAAGGTGGTACTAGTGTTAAGTATGGTAATACTGCTGACAAATATACCGCAACAAAAATGTGGGGATATTCTCTTATTGATACATTACATGCAGCAAAACGAACTGCTGCTGTGAATACTGATTTGAAAAAAACAAATTTGAAGTATGTTGCTAAGTTTGAGCATTTTGCTAGAGAAAATAGAACATATATTAAGGGTGAAGATAACGATATTGGTAGGTTTTATAATGAAAATAAAGTATTTCTTTGTAATGAAAAAAATGAATATGTTGAGATTCCAGATGAGTTTCAGGATGTTTCATTAAATCTTTATAAATTACAAATCAATAAAGCCAAATTATCAACGGAACAATATAAAGTCTATAGGAATAAATTCCTTAAGGAAAATAATGATTTTATTAGTTGGTATAAAGCGAACTGTGTTGATAAAAAATTAAGTATTTTTATTGGTGGTAAAAAACTTGTTAAACAATACTTGCTTGATGACCTCTGGGAAACAGAACAGGTTGATGAACTATATAATCAATCATCATTTATGCTTGCTAAAATAGTACCTACCACATATCAGAGAATATGCACAATGGGTACGGCAGCAGTTTGGAATTTACTTTTAACTGCTTGGAGTTATGAGAATGATTA